GGTTGCACCACTTACTATATTACCAACAGGAGTATTTCCTCTTGCATCATATACAACACCTTCACCTAATTCAAAATTATGTCTAGTTTCAAAATCAATAGTATCCGATGATGTATTAACAGATGTACCATCTGCTTTAAAGTTATTCTGAATTCTTCCTCTAACAAAGTTAGACTCCAAAACAGCACCAGTACCATTACCACCAGTAACAGAAATCTTTGGTTTCTCTTGATATCCTATCCCAGGCGTTACAAGTTTAACATCTCTAAAAGATCCAGTTACGTTAGCATAAGCAGATGCTCCACTACCAGTAGCATCAGTAATAATTAATGGAGGTCCGTTAAGAACATCATAATCTTCACCAGAAGCAGTTACTTCAATATTTGTTATATCACCATGAAATATCTGTTCATCAAGAACAGTAGGTGGAAACAGTTCAACACCATTACCCAACAATCCTATAGCTCTATTATCAATATCTCTCTTATTTGGATCATCAAAATAATTTCTTTGTTTTACATATGGGAATTTACGTAAAATCTTTTGGTTTTTAAGTGTTTTATTCTCCCAACCAGACTTGTATATGTACTGACCTGTAGTACTTGTTTTTAAAGCAATATATTTCTTAGCAAATACGTCAGAACCACTATATGAGAGTCTAAATTCAGTTTCATTTACACTAGTAACAAAGTAGATACCAGTTTGAATACCACTTAACGTAGTATTGTCCCAATATACCTTATCTCCAGTTACATAGTTGTGTTTAAAAGGAGTATTGGACTGTGGGTCAATAGATTTTATCGTATATGTATATCCACCACCCAATATTGGAGTTCCACCATCGAATTCTTCTACACTATCTGACTTAACCCAAACTTTATTGTCTGTAGCAAAAATAGGATAGTTTGGTAATCCAGATGAAGCAACATAATTGTATATTTCATCTTTATCCAAATAAGTATTTTGGATACCTACTGGAAAATCACTAACACCAGCAAAATAGTTGGAATTATGAGAAGCTTTAATAACTTTCTTCTGAATAGTTGTTGGATTAGCAGGAGGCGGTGAAGAAACCTGTACAACAACTGTGTTTGAGAATTTCTTTTGTATATTTGTTGATCCAAACTCAATATCCTTAATAACAACGGATATGGAGTTTCCAAATTGATCTGATAATGTTAATTCCTCATCAATATAGAAAACAATAGCATCAAAAAGTACAATTCTGTAAGTATTGATGTTAACCTGATTAAATGAAGCTATTGAATGAGTAGAAGGTATATTATAAATCCAGTTATTAAATTTAGGATCATCTCCCAAATCTTGACCGAAGGAATTCAACTTCATTGAATCACCAACCATCATATTTGATGTATCAGTGGTATCAACAGTATCAATAACATTTACAAGTCTAAACTGCAATAACGCAGTCTGACCTATACCAGAATAAGCATAAGCTAACTTATTTTGGAATATATCTGCTGAGAAGTTTAGATCAGTAGATATACCAGTTACACCAAGAAACTGATTAACTGTCTTATCTGTATATGACACAGTAAGGAAGTTAGAATCTTTTGTTGGTTTAACTAAAAGATTACCAGTTTTACCAAATCCAACTGTAGAATCAACAACAATAGAAGTAGAGTTTTCTTTAGTTGCTTCAAGAGTTTTAGTTTTGCCTGGAATCTCAAATGACCCATCAAAAGAAGTAGAGTCTAAAGATAGTTCATAAAAATCTTTAGTCCCAACAGGTCTGTATTCTACGTTGTAAATTGAAGCACTTGCAGTTCCAATGCCAGGTATATCTTGATATAAGAAATTACCAACTGCATTAAGTGGTTCCCCTCCAAAAAGATTCTCTACAAGGAGGTGTTTAGTTTGGAAATATACGTTAGATGATGCAGAAATAGTCTGATCAATTGGTTTAATCAGTTCAATCTCTTCACCATAAAGTAATTTAAAGAGAATCTGATAGGATGCATCAGTTCCCTTCGACATATAAAAGTCTTTTGCCCTTGTTAAAACATTAGCAACAGACGTACCAGCAGTAAAAGTTCTATTTTCAAAGCCAGGAAGGAACTCAGTCTTAAACTTAGTAAAGAATGTTTGTAAGAATAAGTTACTTAAATTGAGTACTGGAGTAGTAGCTAAGTGTTTATCAGCTTGAGTTTCTTGGAAACTTAAAAATTCAGATGCATCCTCTCTAGATATTTGATCAATACCACTAAATCCTCTAGCACAATCTAGAAATTGTGTCTCAGTCTTTGAAGTATATGTAATAATCTCATTATCAATCTTTAAAAGACCATACTTATCAGGCCAACCAGTTGTAGAGGTTACGGTTATAGTGTCAGTACCAGCAAGAATATTAGCCGTGAGAACCGTTGCAGGCACTAGGGTTTCATTGTTAAATGCACTGATTTTTCTATAATCAACAAGATTGCTAGCTAAATCAACAACACCAGATTGGTGTTCCTGTGATTGATAATAGACGTTAAGGAATTCCTCAAACAGAGGTGACTCCTGATTCAAAAACTCAGGAATCTGTGACTCAATAATATGAGAGATTTTTACCTTTTTAATATCCGTCATTTATCTTGTATAGACTGAACCAGTTGTGTAACTAGAGGTAGTGACGTATGATGTAGCAGATGTATTTTCACCAGATGAAACAACATCAGGAAGAGCGGAAACTTCACTATGTTGAACATCTAATTGTAAATACAGATCTTTTAATGCAATAACATCATTAGATTGTGGAATTCCTTCTATTTGAATTGTTCCGTTTGCTAATGAAGTACCTGTTATATTTACCACATCTAAAATGATCTCCCCTTTGGTATAGTCTATTGTTCCAGCATCGTTTTTAACGATGAGAGGTAGATTATTTTCAAGTTTAAAGAATACCAACCTTCCTGTTGTAGTTCCTGATATTGGAACATCCCCAAGATAAATGGTTCCGTTAATATTACTTACAGTGAATCCTGTAGATTTAATACCATAACCATCACATTGTTGATAGAAGGCATTTCCATAACAGAGTTCGTATGTAGCAAAAGTATTAATTTCTGGGATAATGTCCCTTCTCATCTTAACTTTAGTGATGTTTGAAGTAACACCTCTAGCAGAGTCATCAATTAAACCAACAACTTTACTATATTTGAATCTTCCACCAAAAGCATTAATGTCACTTGATTTAGAATAGGTAGTCAAAGTCTTAACTACAGATGTTCTCAAATCTGTTACATTAGATATTGCGTTAGTGTTATAATAGACAGATGAATCAACTTCAACATAAAGATACTTAAGGTCAATTATCTCTGGTTTAATTCCAGCAATAGAATATTGTTTTAATTGTGTAGAGATACTATCCTTGGTAATCTGAGATAAGAATGAACCATTTCTGGGTTTAATTGATATAAACACCTTTCCATACTCAGGTGGATCCAATTCCTCACCCCCATAGGCGGTCACAGACTCGACGTTAGGATAAACATATGGAATTATACCCTTATAGTCGTTTGCCGTTACTGCACGATACTGTGCAGCGTATATACGGGGTGCTAGGTATTTGATTGAACTGATATCTTCAACTGTATCACCATTTACAGCAGATTGTATGGTTGTAAGTAATGAAATACCACTAGTAAGAGTTGCATCAGTGTCATCTTTCAATATACCGATGAAAGAGAAATTAGTAGCACCATTAGCAAGAGGTCCATTAGTTACAATATAACTGACAGTAACAGTTGCTCCAGCAGGTGGTTTTTTACCTAAAATTCCATCTCCAAAGAGAATTTGATACTGTTCATCTTCAATCTCTTGAATTAGGAATAATTTGGACGTAGAATCAACTCTTAGGATATTATCATATAAAGAATATATCTCTTTTGTCGTAGATTCAACAGTAACACGAATAGAAGTAGTGTCAATATTCGCATTTGGAAGAATAAATCTCTGATTTGGTTGAGAATAGTCAATTGTGAAGGTTTTTGTTAAATATACACCCTCATAAATTTCTAAATTATTGAAAAGAGCAACATTATTATCATCTACAGTAGCAACAAAGTCATCTGGAATGGAGAATATGTATTGACCACCTTGTTGATTACCTAATGCAACCTGACCTGCTTTTAAAATTACAATTCTGGTATCATTAGTTCCTAGATCTACACTAAAATTAACTGTTGCAGAAGCAGATCTACTTGATCTTGGTACATAACCAATATTTCTTGCAAGTGAAACGACATTCTCTCTTAAAGTTGCACTATCAAGGAAACACTCATTTACTGCCATGTTAGTGTTGTAGGCAGTAATGTAAGAGTTATACGCTAACAGGTCAATCAGTACAGAAAAGTTTGACCCTTCAAAGTCAAAATCTGTAAATTTACTATTAGTTCTCAAATAGTCTTTGATTTGTGATCTAAGATCAGCGAAATCTAAGTTAGTAAACTGATTAAACGCCATTATAGTCTAGTAGATTGTAGAACAAATTCTATAGTTTGTGTGGGTAAAGCAAGACCCGTTACATCATATCGAATAGCAACATTCATATCGTTAGTATCAGGTGGAAAAGCCACTTGGCAAATAACGTTATTTACTCTTGGTTCAAAATTTTCTAGTAAGAGACTAATATCATCCTGAATATTTTCGGCATCGAAAGTAGTTTGTAGTTCAAATAAGGAATCATCAATTTGTGTTCCAATTAAATCATTGTAAAATCTCTCTCCAAGACGAGTTCTAACCAAATTCATGACAGATCTTCGGATAGCATCTTCATTAGAAAACACTCCAATATCATTTGTTACTGGATGTTTAATAAATGATAGACTAATATCTCTAAAAGTCGTAGATTTATTTTTTGATCTGTCTATTAAAGCCATTTTTAGCAGTCAACGAGCTTATCTATATCACTTTCACTCAAATTTTGCTTTCTTTTAGCGTCATTAGAATCATCTCCAACGACTTCACGCAAAATATTGTCATTATTTTCTGGTTTGTCGATTAATTCTTTGGTTTCCATACCAAATTCCATTATTATATCTTATTTATCGCATAAAAAAAGCACTTAGGTATTTACCCAAGTGCTTAAGGTTATTCAATTGTTTTTTTCTACCCTGCTGCTAATGGAGATTGAGTATTGTTGTTGATTGCAGCAGACTTTTTACGTGCTTGTGCGGATACATCATATTGTCCTACTGTCTTTCCACTTCCACCGCCAACTGTATTGACGTTATGTGGTGCCTTTGTTGGATCTGAATCTGCCATTAACCTTGTCCTCTGTAGGGTTTTCTTTTGTGATTTCGACTAGTTGCAGAGAATTTAGTGTTATTACCCTGTCCTTGTCGAGTTTTTTTCCGAATCTCGCCTACGGGAGATCCATTTTTTGACATTTTTCTTACTGCCATAACCTATTTATCAATACGGTTGTCATTTTGATGTTTAGCCTTCAATCTTTGTGGAGAATAACCTTCACCAATATAGTGTTCAAGTCTTCTTTCCGCCTGTTCTTTTGTTAAGTTCTGATCGACCTTGGGGTCAATGACATACCAGCCATTGGTCCCAAGTTCTACGATCTTCCACAAGGTATCAGTCATAATTAGATAACTCTTGTTTTTTCGTGTCCTACACGGATTTTAGGATCACACCAGATCTCATATCCAGCTTCTTTAGCATCTAGACAGAAGGAAACGTCTTCTCCACACATATCCTGAACATCACCTGATTCAAACACCTGCATTTTAGGTGCAAACCAAGGATATTTCATTTCCTTATGCTCGAATACACCATGTTTGATCAACAACCAACCAAATCCAGTGTAATCTACTGTGAATGGTTTGCGACGACGAGAAATGGACTCAATAGTCTCGTGATTCATAACTCCACCATTCTTAGCGAAATCATCCTCTTCCAACCAGTGAGCAACTGAAGTGGTC